TGCTTCAGCTGGTACATGGTCAGGGCCTTGTCCCGCAGCCCGGCCAGCCCGCTGTCCACGTTCGCCATGGCCTGCTGGTAGCCCTGCTGGGCCACGCTGTTTGCGTAGCTCGAGCCGTACCCGCCGCTCAGCGCGGCAGCGCCCGCAGCGGCGTTCTCGGCCGCCGCCCTGGCATTCGCCTGCGCGCCCGCGCGGTACTGCCGGTAGAGTTCGCTGTCCGTGCCTACGTCATAGCCCGCATTGCTGGCCGCGCCCATGCTGTCCAGCGCCTCGTTGATCCGGTCGGTGTAGTTGCTCTGGTACGCCCCCGGCATCGCGTTCTCCGCGTCCTTCTGCGCCGCCTGCGCGTTCTTGTATCTCTTGAATACGCCCATCTTTAACTCCTCTCTTGACAAATACGTAAAATACGTATATATTATAATTACAGATTCGGAGGTGCATCTTCATGCCAATGACCCCCAAAGAGATCGTTCGCCTGCTCGAACAGAACGGTTTCGTGTTCGTCAGCTCCAACGGTTCTCATCGCAAATACCACAATCCCACCACCGGCAAGACCACTATCGTCCCTTTCCACGCCAAAGACCTCAAACCCGGCACAGAGAAAAATATCCTCAAACTGGCCGGGCTGAAGAAATAAGGAGGCATTTCTATGAACGCTGTTTTCTATCCCGCCGTGTTCCACCCCGAGGCCACAGGTTACTCTGTCACCGTCCCCGATATTGAGGGCTGCTTTACGCAGGGCGATACGATGGATGAGGCTGTGCGGATGGCACAGGATGCCATCGGCCTGATGCTGGAAGAGTGCGCTGTCTGCCCCACTCCTTCCGTTCCTTCCTCTCTTCCGGTGGAGGCCGGAGACTTTGTGGTCATGGTCCCCTTTGATATGGCTGCTTACCAAAAGCAGTTCCGCCCTGTTAAAAAGACCCTCTCCGTCCCCGCTTGGCTCAATGATGCAGCCGAGGCCGCACACATCAACTTCTCCGGCGTTCTTCAGGACGCCTTGAAGGAAAAGCTCCATCTTGCATAAGACTTCCTTTAAGAAAGGCTCCCCTCGATAGGGGAGCTCCGTTTTTGCTCCGCCGCAGGCGGACAGAAACGGTGAGAGGTTTTCTTCCGCCGCTCAGCCTCTTCCGGGCTGGGCGCTTTATTTTCACAGCAGAAACGGCAGCAGGCTTGCGCCTACGCTCAGGATCGTGTTCAGAAGCCCGCTTCCCCGGCTCTTCTTTGCCTGTGCCTCGCTGGCCGCCTGATTGTATGCGTTCTGGTAGTAGTTGCGCTGGTTCTCCCAGTTCTGGTAGTTGGTCTGGTACTTCTCGTAGTCCTGCGCCTCGGCCTGCTGGTATCCGCTCAGCTGGTTCTGCAGGTCGCTCTTTTTCTGGGTGTACTGGTTCAGCGCCTGGCTGTACAGACTGTTGGTGGCGCTGCTCAGTCCCGCCATGGCGTTCTGATAGGCGCTCTGGCCCGCCTGAGTGCCATAGCTCGAGCCGTACCCGCCCGAGATGGCGCTGGCGTTGGCCTGGGCGTTCTCGTTGGCCAGCTTCGCCTGCCGGGTGTAGCTGTTCTTGTACTGCTCGTAGGCCGCGTCCCGGGTGGGGTCGTAGCTGAAATCCTTCATCCCGTCCAGCTTGCCCATCACGCCGTCGATCTTGTCCTTGTACTGGCTGGTGTAGTCGCCCGGCCTCTTCGCCTCCCACGCATCCAGCTGCGCTCTCGCATCGCTCACTCTGCTCATAATTACACTCCTTCCTTTAAGAAAGGCTCCCCTCGCTAGGGGAGCTGCTTTGCAGCGCCGCCGTCAGGCGGACTGCAAAGCTGAGAGGTTTTCTTCCCGGCTGCTGCCGTTTCTAAAGGCCCTCTCCCGCCTTATTTCAGCTTCTCCTGCAGATCCCCCGCAAGGTTCTCCGTGTCAATGTTGCTCAAAATGTATTCCAGCTGCTCCTGCATCTGGTACAGATAATTCCTCAGCTCCCGGGCGCTGGCCGTATCCAGCCCATCCAGCCTCGGCATGGAGATCTTCGAAAGTCCTACAATGCTTGCCATTCAGCTCCTCCTTCCGGTTTCTCGTTTCTATTCAAATCGGAGAAACGAGAAAAATGCGTTTAGCGAAGCGGCTAGCATTTTTCCGCTTCGACTTCCTCTTTGGGGTCTGAAAGGGGCGAGCAGCCCCTTTCTCGTGGATCCAGCGCGTCGAAATCGCTGGTGGTTTTCTGGTTCTCTTTTGACACCAAAAGAGAACATAGCCCTACGCTTTCAGCGTTTCGGCACACCTCCGCTCACTCTTCCGCCCTCGCTGCTGCTCAGCGTCATGGCGATGCTCCGCACCGCGATCTGTCCTTTTCCTGTCAGACGCAGCCGCATGGTGTCGTGCCGGGTCGGGACAAAGGGCAGGTTCACCTGCACCCGCCTGTCCCGGGTGTCCACCCGGCCCATCTCCTGCCACTCGCCGCCGTCGAAGCTGGCCCACAGCGTCACCACGGTCCGCTCCATGGCGTCCAGCCGCACCGTCACCCGGCTGCAATACTTGTCGTCCGGGTCTCCGAGTCCGATGTCGCCGGTCACGGCCTCGTATTCCACCGTGTCCTCTTCGCCGCCGGCTTCCCGGCTCCCGTCTGCGGCCCAGATGGCCTCTTTGTCCCAGAGGTAGAGCTGCCGCCCGGTGCTGCACATGGCCCAGCCGGTGGCGTCCTCCTCGTGCCAGAGTCCTTTCTCGGTGTCGTACACCAGCAGCCTCTGCCCGCCGGGGCTCTCGGTGTGCAGGTAGTACCGCCCCACCAGCCCGCCGGCAGCTGCTCTCGTCACATGGCTGAGGCTCTCTTCGTCCAGTGAGGCCGACACCTTGGTGGGCAGGCTGCCGTCCCACGCCATGACCCCGTCCATCGAGAGGTAGTACAGTGTCTCGTTGATGACGCAGAGGCTCTGGTGGGCGCCCTTGGCCACGCCCGAGCACTGGATGCTGCTCATCTGGTAGTCGCTGGGCTTGGTGCCGTACAGCTTGTGCAGGCCGTTCTCCTTGAAGAAAAGCACGTATCCCATGCAGGTAGCCGCGCCGGTAAAGGCCCCGTCGCTGCCCACGGTCACGGCGTAGCTGTCCGCCGCCGTGCCGCGATAGGAGAACCAGTTGGTGGCGTCGCCCAGCTTGCAGGCATAGATGACATTTTCGGTGCTCGAGCAGCCCCACACCCGGTTGTTGTGCTCCGTCAGCCAGTCCAGATCCGGCACCCGCCGCTGGGCCGTCACGTCTGGGAAAGGCCCGTCGAAGGTCTGGGTGGTCTTGCCGTCCATGGCCGTCCACACCACGCTCTGGCCCGTCACCGCACAGGTGCCGTAGTACAAAACGCTCTCGATGTCCGGCGCAATGGAGAGGATCACGGAGTCCCCGGCCACGTCGTCCACCGCCACATCCCCGCCGAAATCGGCAGAATAAGCGTTCTTCACCACGCTGGGGATGCCCGTCAGGGTCACAGTGTCCCCAGCCTTGAACGCTTTGCCCAGTCCCTCGCAGGTCACACGGCAGTAGTTCAGCAGGATGTTCTGCCACCCGCCCGCCGTGCTGTAGAGCTTCAGGGCGTCGCGGTAGCTCCACGGGGCATCCTCGGCCTGCTTGAGCCAGACGTCGCCGTTCTCGGGGTTTTCCGGCTCGGTCGCGCCGAATTTGTTCGGCGTGTACACCACGCCCGCAGCGTCGCAGGGGGTCACAGTCAAGCTTTTGCCTCCCTGCTGCCAGCCGGACCCCAGCGCACTCAGCGTCCCCGCTGCGGCGTCAAAGGACATCTTATCCGGCCAGATGAGCACCTTGGTCCCCATGCCCACCATCTTCTTCTCGCTGTCCGTCAGGGCGTCCTTCAGCTCCACGGTGTCGCTGCCGTCGTCCGGGGCATACCGCAGGGTCGTGCCTTCCACGGTCAAAAGGCCGTTCAGGTGGTACATCCCGTTCATTCCGGCTGCGTCCCGCACCTTCCGCCGGGGCTTGCGGGTCTCGAGGGCCGGGTATCCCCGCGAAGAAAAGTTTTTCTCCTTGCTCAGCTCTGCCTCGCTGCAGGCATACCCCTCGTTCAGCCCGCCGAACACCCGCAGCAGCTGCCGCTGGCTGGTTATCTGATTTAAGTTCATGTTACTATCCTTCTGCCCTCTGTCGCAGGGCACTCCATTTTATGACACATCAGACTTCAGGTATCCAGTTCAAAGTTGCCCGGCCTGCCAAGGCCTCCCCTCGATAGGGGAGGTGGCACGCCGTCAGGCGTGACGGAGAGGTTCTTCCCCGTTCCAGCGCTCTTTCATTCACGTCATCAGCCTCCCGCCGCCTACCGGCATATAATTTCGCCTCACCCACGCCGCAAACTCCTGCACATAGCTCGTGTAGAGCTGCAATTCGTTCGCCGCCCGGGCTGTCTCGCCGAGGGCGAGGTCCATCTGCGCCGCCAGCCAGTTGGGGTAGAGCGCTTCCGCCGCGCCGTCTGCCAGCAGCGGCGTGTCGTATTCCAACCCCTCCTCCCACAAAATGTCCGCGCCGCGGCCCTCAAAGTCGCTGCCGGTGTCGCTGCGCTCCACCACGTTCCGCCGCAAGCCGCTGTCGGCCTGCCGCAGCCACAGCTGCTTCATCTCGTCCGAAAAGCTGTTGTTCGGCCTCAGCTCGTCGGCCATCCGTATCGCTTCGCCTGCTGTCATAAAACCTCCAAAACAAAATCCCCCGGCGCAGCAAGCGCCTGCAAGCTGTACCGGGGGAAATATCAAATGGTCATCATCTGCGTACCGGCCGCCGCCTGCATGGCCTGACTCTTCCGGGCCGCCTCGGCGTCCTGCTTGATGCTGTGCTCCAGCACCTCGGCCACAGCCTTCGGCACCTTCACGTCGATGCCGCGCTGGATGAGGTAGCTGTCGCCGTTGACGCCCACGAACACCGGCGCCGCGTAGCGGTCGTCGTCCTTAAACAGGTGGATGGTCACCATGCCGTCGTCCTTTGCTTCGGCCTTTGCTTCGGCCTTTGCTTCGGCCTTTGCTTCGGCCATCGCCTCGGTCTTCTCCACAGTCTCCACCGCGTTTTCCACGGCCTGGGCCGCAGCAGTCTCTTTCTTAGTCGCCATAGTATCCTTCTTTCTGCCCTCTGTCGCAGGGCTATTCCTTTTGCGCTATAGCCTCTCCCTTTGGGAGAGGTGTCACCGTAGGTGACGGAGAGGGCAAGCCCGTTGCGATAGCGCTATCATGCGTCGATAAGCAGGCTCTTTGTCAGAGCCATACTATCCGCCGCGTCCATGCCTATCTGTCAGCATCCTTGCCCTCTCAGGCCACTTCGTGTCCAGCTCTCCCAAAGGGAGAGCCATCAGAGGTGTGTTAGTTCGCCTTCGCCTTCGCGCTGTACTTCGGGCTGACGCTCTCGATGCGCACCATGTACTGCTCACACAGCCGCTCTGCGGTCTTGATGGCCTTCCAGCCCACGGACGCGCGCTGGTTCAGCGGGTCTTCGCCCTCGCCCAGCTGCTTGACGATGTGCTGCAGGCCGCCGCCCTCCACCTCGGTCACGGCGTAGGCGTGAGCCGCCAGCACCAGAGTGCCGAACACGGCCAGACTGGTGGGGCAGCCGGTGCCGGTCCAGATCTTCGCCTCGCTGGTCTCGATGAAGCGCACACCGGCCAGCTTGCCGATCTCGCCGTTGTAGATGTTCTCGGGGGTAGAGTACTTGTGGACATCGATCCACTCCGGGTTGCGGCGCAGGTCATAGGCCACATAGGGGTGGACGATGGCCACGTAGCTCTCGCCGATGGCGTCGGCGTTCTGGGCCTTCAGGGCGGTGGCCGCCTGGTCGATAAGATCCGGCGTCAGCACGCTGGCGGTGGTCAGATTGGCGCGGCTGGTCACGGCAGTGTCGCCCGCCGGCGCGTAGATGACGTTGGTGCCGCCCGCCAGCACCTCGCGGGTCACGGTGTCCAGCGTACGGCCTGCCTGAGATGCCAGTACCTTGGTGGCCTGGGTGATGTTGTTGTCGATGGCGGTCAGCTGCAGCACGTCGGTGATGGCTGCCCAGCCGCCGTACTGCTTCACGGTGGCGGTCATAGGGGTGACGGTCAGGGCCTGAGCGTTGGGGGTCACGCCCTCGGTCAGAGGCTCGGTGGCCTTGGGCAGGCTCTCGTACTTGCGGAACTCGATGGTCTTGCCGTTGTTGGCCGGGATGGGGTACTTGTCGCCGAACTGGTCATGCACCAGCAGCGGCTCCGCCTGGTCCAGCAGACGCTTCTCGTAGTAGGTCTTCATTTCGGCGCTCATGCCGGTCGCGCCGGTGTGGTTTGCAGGCTGCGCAAACAGCTGCAGATTCATGTGGTTCTTCATGTTTCTTACTCCCTTCGTTTACTCTTGTGCTTTATTGAGAGACTTCTGCTTCCCGGATTTTCCTTTAAGAAAGGCTCCCCTGTCAGGGGAGCTCCGTTCTCGCGCGGCGTCGGCCGACGGGAACGGTGAGAGGTTTTCTTCCGGTCAGCAGCGCCTTTCGGTTAAAAAGTGATGATCTGTCCCCGCATGGCCCGGCGTTCCAGCTCTTCGCACTGCTGGGGCGTCAGCTTGGAGACGTCAGTCTTCAGCACCGCCGCGCCGCCGGGGTTGGTGCCGTTCTCGCTGGGCCGTGCGCCCCGCTGGCGGATCCGGGCTTCCACGCCCTTCTCTACGGTCTTGGCCGTCTGGGTGGTGCGCCGGGCCATGATGTCGTCAAAGTAGCGGGCCTTGTAAGCGTCCTCCATCTTCACGCCCAGCTTGAGCATCTGAGCAAAATCCGGGTCGGCCAGCGCCATCTTGATGTCAAAGCCCGGGTCCTCGGCCCGGATGCGCTCCGCAGCGGCGTCCCACTCCTGCTGGATGGCTTCCATCTTTGCGGCCTCCGCCCGCTGCTGCTCGGCGGCGCGGTGCTTGGCGTTCTCGCTTTCCAGCGCGTCCATCTCCTTGGCCAGCTGGACGCTGATGCCCTTCTTCATGGCCAT